AAATCAGCCCCAACCATTTCTGCGTATCTGGATATGCTCTGGACACAATCCTCAAAGATGTCGTCTTTCCTAATTTGAATATTTAGAGTATAGATTGCCGTTTTCATATCAAGCCCCATACATCGCGAATTCAGGTGCTAACTTGGATTCAAAAACATCCGGTTCCAAGCCGAGCGTCTTACGCCTTGCCTGCGTGGTGGCCCAAAGAATTTCGATGTTTTCTCGGTCCCTTGCGTCTGCCTTCCCGTGGTAATGGATAATATCCGTTCGCTCCCGGGTAATTTGTTTTTGTGTGCCAATTAAGACGTGATGTGGAGAGTTGATGAAAAACATCTTCGGGTCTCTCCGAATTAAACGTCCCTGCCAATCGGGGTACTCCCCTATGGCGTGTGACGGAACCGGGAACCCCTGATCGTCCAGAAGCGCAAACGGTGAATCTTCATGGCGCATGGATTCATGGGATGTCCTTGAAACACACACTACGTCGGCATCCATAGGCATACCATCTTTGTCCACAGCCTCAAGGAACGATTTCAGGTCATCGGACATCTTCTCATCAAAATCCAGGATGAAGCATATTTCACCCGTGGGGATGTATGTCAAAGAGATGTTCCGCTGCATGCTCTGAGCCGCATGATACCCACGGTCATAAAAATGATGGTAGACCTCACACTTAGGCCATTGGCTCAGCTTATGAACCGTGAAGTCCTGGCTTCCGCCGTCAATGACAATCACCCTGGACACCCAATCAAGATTGTGGAAGTCGCTGATTACCGGGTCCACCATCTTCTCTTCGTTTAACGATTGCATTAGGATAATCATAGCTCACCCCCTTGAGGTACATTGCCCATAAACCATAGAATGGCCTTCATCTGAGCCAATGTAAGCTCGCCATGGACAGTCACGTAATTTTCACCATTTAGCATGTTCCTTTCGTCCCAATCAATCGTGCTATTATGCAGCGTCCCATCTGGTCTTATGGTTCCATCTTCCAAAATGCGCTTCGCTTCTTGCATGTTCATAGCAACCCCTCCAAAGCCCTTTTCACGATAAGCGGTGAAATGGTATTGATGCACGGCGAATTACACTGCTGGTTTCGTCCCCAGCAATGGGTCATGCTTTTACACACCTTCAGCATATCCGGCTTCAGGTTGATGATTTTGCATCCTTGAGCTTTTGGTTGAACCACTCTTGGCGGGGCTGGCCCATAAATGACCACTGCATCCGTTCCAACGGCGCCGGCCAGGTGGCTCATGAAGCTGTCCACGGCAACGGCCGCTTTTGCGTGCTGCATAATCCAGGCTGATTCTTGCCATGTGAGCTTTCCACAAAAGTCAATCGTCCCAGGGCAGCGCAGGTCGTTTGTACCACCCAGCTGAACGACAGCGACATCAAGGTTTTTAATGACTTGCTCCATGTGCGGATACGTTCGATATTCCTTACTGCCGCCTGTGGTATGAACAACGATATACTCGCCTCCCTTAAAACCATCCGGCTTTATCGGACTAATGAAGATATCATCCGGTTCAACCTTCGTGAAATACGGATACATGCTGTGCAGTGTGACATCCAGAGAATTGAATCCGCCATGGAGGATGTGCTGCCCGTGGGGGTTGTAAACCACCTCATAAGCCTTCAGGTGCCGTTCGTCCCACTCGATGATTTCGTCAAGGTACGGGTTCCCAAATACCACCCCGGCAAAGACCTTTTGGGTCATGTAAACCAACGGCATGTCCGGGTGCCGCTCCTTGATTCCTTTAAAGCACTGAGTCGTCATGAGAACATCCCCGGCAGCAGAATGCTGGGCGAACAGAACCGCTTTAATCTTTGGCTCTGGTTTTCGTTTCTTACCGGCTTCGTGCAGGAGGTCGTTGATATTGCTCACGCCGGCCACCCATTCCTTAGAAACATCCAGCCCTTTCTGGATCATGTCCTTTCGGTCCGAATCAGCGACCGCCAAGATGGCATCCCGGATATCCTCAACCCGGCAAGCCTTGGACTCAATCGTATCGTTCCGGCCCTCAGCTCCGCCCATCGGTACAAAGGTAAAGTCTTTGCACGGAACCATGAAGGCAGCATCTTTCACCAGTTCCGTCTGAGCCGTGGTGTCAGATGCAATCACAGGCGTTCCACAAAGCATCGCCTCAAGCGGTGTCCATGAAAGCCCTTCCTGCATGCTGCAATTCACCAGGCAGTCAATAGCGCTATAGATACCCGGCATTTTCGAGCGGTCGTAAGAGATGTCTGGTTGCTTAGCCACCAGGTCTCCGTTGGCAGCCCCGTTGGCTTGAGCAATCTGCTTCAGGTTATGGTATCCGTTCATGTCGGTATGAAGATAAAGGACCATGTTAGGGTTGGTTTTCTTCGCTTCAAGAAACGCCTTCACAAGACGCTCAGGGGATTTCCGAATCTGGTTCTTTCCCACGAATCCGAATATTGTTTTTCCTATCGGGATGTTCGGGAATACTTCCTGTCTTGCTGAAAATCTATCCATCGGAACGAATGCTTCCCAACCGTTTAGCCGTGGGCGATAGTACTGAAGTTTAGGCACGTGCTGTTTCAGTTGATCGTAGCCGTACTGAGAATAGACACACGGGAAGTCGATATCGTTCAGAGGACCTATCCAGCTTTTCTGTAGGTCCCAGGTATCGTAAGGGAAGATGGATATCCACTTGAACTTCTTGGCATCCCGCAAAGACCGAATGGCGTTCCAAGCCGGAAGGTATCGCCAGAAGTCTATCCCAACCATGCACAGGTAGTCGAATTGCGTTTCTTGAACAAGGGAGATAAGGCGATTGGTTCCCCAGTAATCCTGGGAGGTCGAACCGTTTACAAGGGTGTAGGGCAGCGGGTCGAACAACACCGCAGAGGGGTTGGTTTCGTTCACAACAAAGCAAGCCGCCTGATATTTGTCATGGTCCAAATCCGACAAAATCGCCGCAAGCATGTTGGCATTTCCAGTTGTTCCGAGAGGGTTTTCACCCACAAAGAGAACTCGTTTTTTCATTTCTTCCTCCAGGAGGATTGTTGTTATCGCCTGTCCTCGGTCACAATCAGGACATCTATATTCGGGTAACGCCTTGGGTCAATGGTAGATACCATGTAATACTCGCCTGAATACGGCGTCCATCTATCCAGGACTTGAGCGCCTATCGATTGGGATATAAGAACCTCGTTCTTGTTTAACCCTATCAGCGCCAGCTCTTCATCTGTTTCCATGTCATTCCCGTAAAGCGCAGCCACGTGCATGGCGTCACAGTTATCCTTGATGACCTCCCACTGTGTTTCTTTGTGGTATGAATTGTTATCCCAGGATTCGCCGCTGGGTCTTAGCAATTCGCCACTTCCTATGTTGCATTTATAAAAGACGGTGTCGTAATGAGCGATGGCGTTCTCGAACAATTCGGGAAGCATGTTTGTGACTAAGTATCTCTCGTCAACCACTGGGAATTCTATCACGTCCCCTGTCACTATAACCGAATCAAACGAAGTCATGCCCTTTCTAAATGATTCTATCGTTAATGGTTTTGTGGTTTGACTGGATGCTTCAAGCGTCCCTATCTCCCCGGAGATGTTACCGCTGTCACGGATTATGACGTACTCAACGCCAACTTCGTTAAGGGCGTCTTTTATGTCGGGACCTATGCTCATTTAAGAACCCGGGGTGATTATGGTTTCATTGTAATCGCTGTAAGTCATGTCCCGGCCCGTTTGGGGTTCCGTCTTAAACCCAGCGTCAATCTTCGACCCGGCTAGCTCATAGGCTGAGACGCCGGCGAACTCAAAAGCATTCTCTTCCTGAGCCTTCTCAAAGTTCTTATCCATCACGTCAATGATCCGCATGTAATGCTCAAACCGATGGTTTAAGTAAATCGACTTGAACCTAAATTTAGCCGCTGATTCAGTCATCAAAAAGAAAAACAAATGTCGTTTAGAACGCTCCAGCAACCACTTCAGCTTAAACTCGCCGGTTTGCGGAAGGTCCCATCCGGTATCGCGTTCAGCAGCGTCAATGGCGTTTCCGTAATCAGCATCGGCAAGGCTGGACGTTAAGCCCTTCACCTCAGCCTGGAGCTGCGTGATCATCTCAGTCCTGGTCATTGTCTTTCACCTTCTCAAATTCTGTAATGATGAAGTCTATGGATTCATCGTTGGGAGTGCTTTTGCCAGAGCGCCACCTAGAAACGGTCTGATACGAGACCCCTATTTTCTTCGCTACGGCTGAAATGGACGGGCTTCTTTTGATTAATTCTTCAAGAGCTGGGAGGTATGTTATCTCATCGGCTTCAGGCAATGGAACGTCTAAAAGCTCCACTTTGGGTGCTTCAAGCTCTTTGGGTGCTTCAAGCCCGGCAGGCGCAATCTTGGTATCGTCAAGCCACGGGGCGTCTTCCCAATCATGTTCAATCTTCTCAGTCACGGCGAATGGACTCTCGGCCACGACCCTGACAATGCTTGATTCGTTGCTCACTTCTCTCAGGATATCACCTGGTATAGGGGCAACGGCATCGTCAA